AACTACGCCGAGAAATCCATGCCCTCAGGGTTAAGAAGTTCCACTGGCCCCTGGATGGCTTCAAACTCATTATGAGCCGTCTCGGTTATGGCGAATCACTAAGGGCTCTGCCGGAAGATAAACTCAAAGAACTGAAAGCGCTCATGATCAAGTATCGCAAGCATGGTCGACCCAATGAGTTCACCTTTGACAAGCAGGGCAAGTACATGTTTGCCTTGATGAAACAGGCAGGATGGACAGAGAACGACTTAAGGGCATTCACCATAAAGCATTACCATAAAAGCCACTGGAATCTGCTCGACCCCAAAGAGCGCAGAGCGGTAATCGCCATGTTCCAGTCCTACATCAGAAAACAAGAAACAACTAAAGATAAAGAATAAATCCAAGGGAGGATACACATGAGTAGAAAGTCTACAAAGAACGGTAAAGACCGCACCCTAACCGATGCACAAGGACGGGAGATATCCGTTAAAGTGCTCAATCAAGACATCCTGGATCGAGAAGCAGCCGTTAGCAAAGCGATGGAACGTGCACTCAAACTGCACGAGCACATCATCAAAGAAAAACATAGCATCATCAAGATAGTGGAAGATTATCTGAACGATGTTGCCAAAAAGAACAATGTCGAATGGAAGGGTAATGCTCTGCTGCTTACCTTTGATGAAAAATACAAGATCGAAATCCGCTACCGGGAGAAGATACAGTTCGGAATTGAGCTGCAACTCGCCAAGCAGAAGATAGACGAGTGTATCAAAGCCTGGTCAGAGAACTCCAATGACAATCTTAAGGCTATCATCAATGAAGCTTTCCAAGTCGATAAGCGGGGTCAGCTTGCCCGTTATCGGATCTTCGCCCTGCGCCGCTACAAGATCAAAGACCCGATCTGGAAGGAAGCGATGGAGCTGATCGATAAAGCGATCACTGTAACGTCTACTAAACAGTACATCTCTTTCTCAGTAAGGGATGAAGCCGGGAACTACAACAAGGTAGTACTGAACTTCAGCTCCTTGTGATTGAGTTGCATCCTTGCACATCCTAATTTGATCAAAGCAGAGGAGAAGAAATGATGACATTTGAAACTTATATTGCAGCAGAGGAGACCATGAGCATATTCAGAGATGACCGCAACTATCGACCCGATGAAGTGGCAGCAACACTCCGGGTCAACCGTACTACGGTGTATCGCTGGATCAAGGATATACTCGATCCTCTGCCTGCTTTTAGAACCAAAGAAAACGGGCAGTTGCGCTGCTCCGGCAAGGACTTGAACGAATATCTGACCAAACACAAGGTGCGCCCGGAGTATGAGTAACGCTCTTGAGTTCCGCATCAAGCGGGAGAACTGCAAAGAAGCTTACCTGAATGGTAAAACCGATCCCACTGAGCTGGCGGTGATCTTCGGTGTCTCCGTAATCACCGTCCGCAAGTGGATCAAGAGCGGTAAGTGGGCAGAGCTGTTCAAGGAAGAGCGCAAGCTTGACCATGAGATCAGCTTAGCCCGCAAGAGAGCGCTGATCCAAGCACTCAGAGAGTATGCCAAGAACCCGGCAGATACAGCTCTGCAGAGCTTGGTCTCACTGATCAAGCAGAACCAGAAGGACTCCGAGCCATCCAAGGAACTGAACGACTATATCGTACGCTTCTTGGATCAGGTGACCGACTTCATGATTGAGAAAGGGCATGAGACCCTGCTCAAACAGTTTAACGGCATCGTAATTGATCTGGCGGAATACTTGAGAGTCAGAAATGCTTAAATACATACCTACAGCCTACATAGACCCTCCAAGCCTGACATCCTGCGCGGAGCTGTTGCCTCCTGCTCTGCGCACTTGTGCCAAAACTGCGGGTCCCTCCATGCCCGCAGACTCCGACGCCTGCCCCAAACAGGCGTCGGGGTATTTAAGTTATGTCTAAGAAGTTCCTCCAGCGGCATAACAAGGCATTAGCGGAGATCGCATCCAAAACGATCTCCGTCTTGCCTTTTATAGACGATAATCCTGAAGCCAAGACCGACAGGATCAGGCGAACCACCGGAGAGGGTTGGGATGCCTTCTCATTCTTCTGCCACACCTATTTCCCGCATATATTCCCACTACCTTTTTGCCCAGCACATGAGACCATGTTCGATGAGACTGATAAGAGCTCAGGCATCATCGCCATTACCGGTTTTCGTGGGCTGGGCAAAACGGTACTCATGGGTGTGGTCTATCCCATCTGGAAGATCATCAAGGGTGAACGTTATGTAATCCACACTGCAGCAGACGTTGATCTGGCACAGGAACGCACGGCGTTTACTTTACATGAACTGCAGAACAACAAACGGCTCACCATCGACTATCCGGAGCTGCTGCCAGTGGACAGCTTTGATCTCGACTTCTATCTCAAGAACAAGGCAAGGATACGAGCCAGAAGTATTAAGCAGAGCCATCGTGGAACTATCAATCCTAAGACTGCCAAGCGGCCCGGGCTGATCGTCTGTGATGATATTGACAAAGAAGAGAACATGGGTAACCAGTCCATCGGTAAGAGACGCATGGAGAAGATCACCCAGGAGCTTGCTGGTGCCCTCTCACCCGAGGGAAATGGCAAGATCGTCTGGCTCGGGAACCTGGTACACCCAAACTATGCGATCTGTCAGTTTCAGGAGCTCATATTAAGCGATTTACGGGCAGATAATCCCGATTTAGATACAAGATACCAGTCAGTGCTGAAAACGCACCAAAAAGCGATCCTGCGTTTCTCTCTCGAAGATATTTATGGTAAGTCCACCTGGGAGGCTCAGTACCCGACTGCCAATCTGCCAAACCTGAGAGCCAAGTTCGGGCATACCGGATATCAAAGAGAGATGCTTGGTCAGCCGGTTATCGAAGGGAACATCTTCAAGAACCATTGGTTCACCAAGTATAGAACTTTACCTGAACCAGCTCAAATGAAGCGGGTCTGGCTCTATGCTGATCCTGCTTGGGGAGAGAAGGGCTGTTTCAAAGCTGTCATCTCCATAGGCTACGATGGTAACCGCTTCTATGTGATCCATGTCTGGATACGTCAGACTGAGAACACCAAGTTCTTTAGGTACTACTATGATGCTTATCAGAAGTTGGATAGAACTTACAGAGTGAAAGCCAGAGCAGCCTGTGAGACCACTTACGGACAAGGCAGAATACTGGCAGACTTTGATCGGTGGGCAAGTGATAATCATCTGCCACCCATCAGTCATAGAATCAAGCGCATAGATAACAAGGATAACAAGAACCTCCGCATCGAGAGAACCGAGACCATCATCGAGACGGCGAAAGTGCTCTTTCCGGAGGGGCAGGATACACCAACCCTTATCAGCCAGTTCCTCACCTATCCTGATGGATATATCGATGGCTGTGATGCTCTGGCTGGTTGTCTGGAACGGTTCTCGGAATACGATATAGGCAGGAACAGGGTGAAAGTCCGGAGATTCAGCTTCTAATGAACTATTATGATAAGCTCATGCTTGAGTATTATAGAGTTCTGAACAATGCCTGGAAAACCGAGATCAGAGATGCGACCCGGCTTGCCATCCAGATGCTGAGTGATATGCCAAGAGCCGAGAAGATCAACAAGGGCTCAATAGATAAGCTTATGAGCATCATTAATACCCAGTTGGGAGATGACTTCGCAGCACTGGTCAATGAGCCCACCAAAGCGATAATAGACCGCTGTGTGCGGCTCGGACTGAGGGACACCCAAGTGCAAGCCCCAACCAAGACCAGCATCGGGCTCTGGGGCATTGAAGATCAGCATCTATCATCCACCATCCAGAAGCAGCAGTTGTTCTGGATCGGGAATCACTTTGAAGCCGATGTACGCCAGAGCTTCGCAGATACACTAACCAAGGCTATCGAGCAGGGCTATACAAAAGAGATGCTGGCAGATACACTCAAAGACCAGTTCAATGATCTCGCCAACAGATCCTCCCATTACTGGCAGGGACTGGCAGAGCATACGGCACTCAGAATACGAGAGTTCGGAAGGCTGCAGGGTTACAAGAAAGCTAACGCCAGATACTACAAGCTGGTGGTTATTCTGGATGATCGCACCAGTGACATCTGCCGGGCATTGGCTGCTCAGGATAAGGTCTATCCTCTAAGCGATGCACTGGAAGTGATGAACAATCTCATGGCTTTGGATACCAAGTCCAATAGCCTAGATGATGCCCGGGAATACATCAAAGCACTCGCACCCTGGATCAAGGACGATCAGATCGAATATGACTCAGAGATGAACCCGATCGGTGTTTCCGGAGCGCATACCCCATTCCCACCGAAGTGTAGGACAAGTACGCAAACATATTGATTACTTATATCTCACCCTTTCTAATCCTCTCGAAATATTTCTGGCGTCTAGCTGAAAACTTCTCAACAACATCTTTGTATTTGTCCAGAGACTTATCTTTTTCATCAAGTTGCTTAACTTTATTTTTATACACTTTCATGATACTGCCTATCTTAGGTGTAAGTGAATAGCCTAAATCATCCATTTCTTCAAGAACTTCAATCACTTCATTTTCTAATTCATCTTTAGCACCGTCAGATGTCTCAATGCATTTTTCAATAACCGTTATCTTATCATGGATTTTCGAATCAAGATCATACCTGAGTCTGGTAATAGAAATGCCTTTCAAATCAACACCAGCCTTAACAAGGTTGTTGATATCATTTTTGCATTGAGCCATAGCGTTCATCAAGAAAGGATTTTCTAAAAGTCCGATAAATGCTTTAGGTGATATACAATCTTTACACACATGATTAATTAGGGTTCCAAGCAAGGGCAGTTTAGTAATAATCCTATCTTTCAATCCTAATCTGTAAGCAGCATAACCAATACGATTCGAACTAGTTACTAAGTAGTACTTGAAAGCTAACAGGTCTTTCCCTTCAAGATCTAATGATTTATTTAGGAAATAAGCGCATAAATATAAATCAGAATCATTTTTCGCAAGTGCTTTGTTTTGTGCCTCATTTCTGTATCCAGCTTTTTTTGTTTTATCTTTTATGGAGTTGAATATCTCTTCTGTAAGATGATTGGATATTTCTTCTGGAATTTCAACTCCCTCTGTAAGCTGATCAGTCGGAATGAAAAGAACATCATTACCTAAAATATCAAGGATAGTAGAAATCATAAATCGAATGGGATTTACCGAATCATAATAATTTCTGAGGTAATTATCATACTTCATAGTAGTTGGTATCAATCCCAACGTTATACCATAATAATACCCTTGGACAAACCCATTCCAGACTTCATCCTCAATGGCTTCAGATGGTAGTGATAACAGAGTGTCTTTAAAAAAGTTAAATGTTTTACTTGAGTATGAAGCATGCTCAACGCACTCTTGCAAGCTCTGCATAGGGATGATTACCTTACATTTTGCATTAATAAGCCCCTTAATAATCGATTGATAAGATTCACATTTAGGATTTTCTTTAACTATACAGCCAATGAGAACATCAGTATCAATTATGAATTCCTTGTCTCTTAATCTGTCAGATGATATATTCTGTAACTCGGGATCAAGGTTCAGGATGGCAGCACTCAGATATGTATATAGCAATTGAGTTAGCGCAGTGCTAACAGCTTCACTCGGATTCATAAGTACTTCTCCAAGGGCTGATATGAGTAGGTTGCTTACGTTAACTGGTAAGTCTTTTGATGCTTTTTGTTCTATGCATTTAATTACATCGGTGTTAGATAATAGATGCTTATCGTCCTTTGAATTCAAATACTCAATACCATATGTGCGAAAATAGTCAATAATCACTTCCATGCAATTGCTGTAAATAGTGTCAATGTACTTATTGTCAAACTTACCTCTATAATGGTCAATAATTGTACTAACCACTTCATCTACTATATCATGAAGTGGCTGCTGATGCTGTTCATAAAGAAATACAAACAAATCATCATTGGCGTCAGTAAGTAAGTAAATATCATCATTCTTCTCTAACCTAGCTGATGCCGTCAGTCTGGTCAATGATTCTTCCAACATGTTAGAATGATACTCAAGGTTTGGGAAATTGATCTTCAAAGCGGATTCGATAGATTTATAGTCTAATCCATTATCCTTTTCTCCCATAAGAACTGATAATACTAAGTAATCATAAACACTCGAGAACGCTTGATTGGTTGATTCACTATAATTAACGATGAGGGTCGTCCGCAGTAATGCCTCTTCTCTCTCTCGAGACAATATCCCTGTATCATCAAAGAGACCCTTTAGTTGGTCTTCAATACTCGGGAAGTATCTAGTGAAGATTTTATTCTTTAAATCAGCAAGTACAGGTGTTAACCTTTTTCTGTCATATATCTCAATGTCCAATGAGAACTCTATTCTAATCTTAGATTTGATATCCTTGTCTTGTCCTTCAGATAGAGATACAGTAGTGACATAAACAAACTTATCGAATTCTATTTTCTGTTCATTTAACCGATTTATGGTCCGTTTGATTTTTGCATATGTGGTTTTTTCCAAGCTATATTGAAAGACTGTTTTTATCCTTGTTGAATCTGAAAAATAAAACGGTATATGACTGGCATCTTGGCCATCGTCTGCAACTCCTCCAATTTGCCTAATATTCGTATATCCATATTCTCTCATTATTTCCGTTGCCAAGTTTTCAAACGCCTTTGAATCTGTATACTTGTCGAGCGCAATGTTTATAAAATCTGTCATGTCTGCTCCTTTGTGACTCTTTTAATCCCAATCTAATTCATTTTAATCGGGCTGATCTTCATTGATGATTACATATCCCAGAATCTATTAAAGAAAGCTATTAGCCTTTCCATAACAGATTCTCTCTTCTTAGTGCGTTCGCCTGATTTTGAGAATCTTGAGACTGGAGGGAGAACCTTGGTAATAGCTGTACCTGTCTCTTGAACATACCCGTCTCTAAAAGCATTAGCGATATACTTGTAGGTCTCATCTCTGTTTAAGTTTTCGTCCTCGATTATTCTGTTCAGTTCCTCCAACTTTTTCCCCTCGATAAAACTATGCCAATCCTTATTAATCTCTGTAGAAGGATTCAGGCTGGCGATAAACTGCTCGATCAGGTCTTTCTTATTGCGCAGTTCCACACTTGAATCAACAGCCTTTCTAATGCTTACGATGATCTCTTTGTCTTTCATATGCCCATCGTGGTATTTCTTGATCAGCGATAGGATATATTCTATATTGATCTCTACTTGTTTGATCAGCTCCATTTCAAACACGATATCATCGTTCACATTCTCGGAGTCGCCCTTGTTCTTTCCTCTGAATTCATTGTAGAGATCAATGTACATGCTATGATAGTCCTGCACATCCCTCTCGCTCAGGATTTCCTTCCCAATAAACTCATCGAAGGTAGAAAGAATGTTGCGAACCTTCAGGATATTGCCATAGAGCCTGATGAAGTCCTTTTGATTCTCTTCGCCAACAATCCTTTCTCCCAATGGGTATTTCTCCTGCAGCTCACTCACCAGTTCCACATAGCCCGGGATCTTTTTCTCTCCGGACAGATAGCCATTGTAATACTCATCAAATGTTTTGAGCAGAACGATCCCACAGGCTTCCTTGTCTCCAAATAGGGCAATACTCTCATTTGTAGCTTTTTCCAGATTGCGGAAGCACACGATATTTCCAAAGGTCTTGATCGTATTGAGTATCCGGTTAGTGCGAGAATATGCCTGAAGTAAACCATGCAAGCGAAGGTTCTTATCCACCCAAAGCGTGTTTAGCGTAGTGGCATCAAAGCCAGTTAGGAACATATTCACTACAATCAGGAGGTCAAGTTCTCTATCTTTGACTCTCTGAGAGACATCCTTGTAGTAATTCTGAAACTTCTCGCTTGATGTATCAAAATTCGTCTTGAAGAGCTTATTATAATCCTTGATGGCACTCTCCAGAAAGTCCCTCGAGTTCTGATCCAGTCTGCTGGTATCTTCCGGGTTTTCATCCTCTATGATGCCGTCGGCTTCCGGCTCGTTTTCATTGACTCCAAAACTGTAAATTGTAGCCACTTTTAGTCGTTTACCGCTTGGCAACTCAGCCATCTGTCGTTGAAACTCAGTATAGTATTTCTTAGCGATATCAATCGAGGCAGTGGCAAAGATAGAGTTGAATCCCGCCATTCTTCTGTCCTTGAGCTGATAATAGCTGTTGCGCTTTGTCTTTTGGTCGAAGTGTTCGAGTATGTACTTCACAATGTTTGTGATGCGTTCTGGGGCTGCTAGAGCTCTTTCCCTGTCAATATCCCAGACCTTGGTGTCAGATATGTTCTCCTGCTCTCTCATAGTGCTGATATAGTCTATCCTAAAGGGCAGAACGTTCTTATCCATGATCGCATCCACGATTGTATAGGTATGCAGCTTCTTTCCAAAAGCCTGCTCTGTGGTGCGTAAGTCAGCTTTGGAATTGCTGCTGGAATTAACAGCAAAGATGGGAGTACCGGTAAAACCGAACAAGTGATATCTCTTGAAGCTCTTAGTTATCGCTGTATGCATATCCCCAAACTGGGAGCGGTGACATTCATCAAAGATGATTACTATCCGTAGGTTATAGGCTGTGTGCTGCTTTTCTTTCTTGATAAGTACAGCCAGCTTTTGAATGGTGGTGATGATTATACGGGCTTGGGGGTCTTCAAGCTGTTTTTTGAGCTTTGCGGTATTGGAATTGCTGTTTGCCGCCCCCTTTTCAAACTTATCATACTCTTTCATGGTCTGATAGTCGAGGTCTTTCCTATCCACCACAAACAGCACCTTGTCGATGTAGGGCAGCTTGCTGGCAAGTTGGGCGGTCTTAAAGGAAGTTAGAGTTTTACCGCTCCCTGTTGTGTGCCAGATGTAACCCCCACCCTCAATTTTACCATAGGTCTTATAATTGTTTGAAACCTCTATGTGTCTTAAAATCCGCTCGGTAGCTGCAATCTGATAGGGACGCATGGCAAGGAGTTGCTTTTCGGTAGTGAACACACAGTATTTGGTGAGTAAATTCAGCAGGGTATGCTTGGCAAAGAAGGTGCGCCCGAAGTCCATCAAATCGGTTATGGGACGGTTATTGGCATCCGCCCACCAGGAAGTGAATTCAAAGCTGTTGCTGCTGCGCTTGCCCTTCTTGGGTTTGCCATCCTGTTGTTCTTTGATATGGGTGTAGCGGGTGGTATTGCTGTAATACTTGGTATGGGTTCCGTTCGATATAACAAATATCTGGATGTATTCATAGAGCCCGCTGCCAGCCCAAAATGACTCCCGGTTATAGCGGTTGATCTGGTTAAAAGCTTCTTTGATCTCCACGCCCCGGCGCTTGAGCTCGATATGCACCATAGGCAAGCCGTTGATCAGGATCGTGACATCATAACGGTTAGCTCGCCGGCCGTCCTCCACGCTGTATTGATTGAGCACCTGCAAGCGGTTGTTGTGGATATTGGCTTTATCCAGCAGATAGATGTTTTTCACGCTCCCATCATCGCGGCTAAGCAGTTGGATATGATCTTCTTGGATGATTGCCGTCTTTTCTTCGATGCCATTATTGGGATTTGCCAGCTTGGAAGTAAAAAAGCCCTGCCACTCATTATCGCTGAATTGGAAGCTGTTCAAAGCTTCTAACTGAGCGCGTAGATTGGCTATCAACTCCGCTTCGCTGGTGATGGAGATGTATTCATAAGCCTGAGCTTGCAGCAGCTTGATCAGCTCCCGCTCCAGCTCACTCTCGGATTGATATCCCGCTCTCTGCTGCTTTGGGGGATTGTATTCCGCCACTACCGTGCTTTCAGAGCTTTGCGCTACAAGATCGTATTTCATCTAAGCCTCCGCCCGGTCTGCTATATTCTTGAAGCTTAAGAGCTTCCCGCGATAGTATTCGTATTGCTTGCGTCGGGCTTCGATCTCGGCAGGCAGACCGATGGAGATGTCATTGACCAGGGCATCAAAACGGTCGAGGATGGAAACGATGCGCTCTTGCTCTGAGAGGGGAGGGATGGGGATTTCTTTGCGGTATGCATCATTCCTATTAAGGCCTGGGACACCTCCGCTCTGAGTTTCAGGCTTAAGGTCTATTTGCATCAGATAATGATAAAGAAACCTTAGTTGAATGGCGTTAGTTTTAAGTAGCAGATGAAAAGTAGTGTCTATAGGATAACAGTCTTGGTCTATCCAGTTTATGGCTCCTGCGCTTCCCTTTCGTCCAATCACAATTGATGGAGCTTTAACATAAAATTCATCATGATAACCAACCACACCGTTTGAACCGATAACAGGGAAATTACCATTATTTCTCTGGGCTTCTTTAAGAGGCTTACCATACTGAAAAGTACATACGTCCCCCAAAGTTCTCCACTCCACTTCCTTCCCATTCATATACCATTTGCCGTCTTTTTCGATGGGGCTAAGCAGTTGATTACGATAGTATTCATACTGCTTTTTACGCGCCTCCAGCTCCGCCTCCAGCTCCGCCTCCAGCTCCGCCTCCAGCTCAGTAAACTTATCAAGTATCCTCACAATCTCTTCTTGAATTGGAAGGGGAGGGATGGGGACGGATAAGTTATCAGTATCTGCTACTGACAATTGTGGAATCTTTACAGATGTCGCTCTTGCAACTTCCTGTAATCGCTCCTTATGTGTTATCAAGTAATAATATACGAATTTCTGATTAACTGACTCTATGTTAATTGTATAAGACCATAACTCATTCTTATGACTAAAGGGTCTATCGTAATATACAAAGTCAATATAACCCCTTGATTTGACTATTATGCTTGGCTCCCAGATAATATCCTTTAAGGGTATGTCATTCAAACTGACATCTGCAATTGTGCTACCACCTGCAAATATCCGTACTTCCCCTCCCACTTTATGGATACCTTTCATTTGTGTTGCTGTGATGGAAGTCCCGTGGTTTCTTTTTCCAATTAGTTGCAGTTCTCTATACTCCACACCCTCCGGGCATAGCTCTTGAATCAAATCATCTATCTTTCTCATAACATTAGCCCTATAGTAGTTTTCATTCTGAGCCATGCAAATCAGCAACGATCTCATCGATAGCAGTCCGCAGGTGGTTTTGCTTGATCACGATCTCGGCAATGTGGGCATTAAGCTGTTCAATATCTATTTCCTCACTGGTGTCTTCCCTTATCACATAAGAGCTTACAGCTATGTTATAGTCATTCTCGGCGATATCGCTATTGGGAACCAGTCTGCTAAAGTAGTCTTCATCCTTGCGTTCAATAAAGGCTTTCAGGATGCGCTTACGGTTCTCTTCAGAGAGCTTGTTTTTGTTTCCTCCGCGCACAAACTCGGCTGAGGCATCGATGAAGAGCGTGGAATTGTCCCTTTTGCTCTTCTTCAGCACGATGATACAGGTGGCGATGGTGGTGCCAAAAAAGAGATCAGGCGGAAGCTGGATCACGGTGTCGATATAGTTGTTATCAATCAGGTACTTGCGGATCTTCTGCTCTGCCCCTCCGCGATAGAGTACTCCGGGGAACTCAACTATACAGGCAGTTCCGGAAGTGGAGAGCCAGGAGAGCATGTGCATGGTAAAAGCCAGGTCTGCCTTGCTCTTGGGTGCCAGCACTCCGGCGGGAGAAAAGCGGGGATCATTGATCAAGAGCGGGTTGGCATCGCCTTCCCACTTGGTGGAATAAGGAGGATTGGAGACGATGGCATCAAAGGGTTCATCATCCCAATGCTTGGGATCAATGAGGGTGTCACCGTGGGCGATGTCGAACTTCTCGTAGTTGATGTCGTGGAGGAACATATTGATGCGGCAGAGGTTGTAAGTAGTGATGTTGATTTCCTGGCCAAAGAAGCCTTGTCTCACATTTTCCTTGCCCAGGACTTTGGCAAACTTCAGCAGGAGAGAGCCGGAGCCGCAGGCGGGGTCATAGACCTTGTTTACTTCTTTCTTACCCACCACAGCCATTTCTGCCAGCAATTCCGAGACTTCCTGGGGGGTAAAGAATTCCCCTCCGGATTTGCCTGCGCTGCTGGCATACATGGTCATGAGGAATTCATAGGCATCACCAAAGGCATCGATGCTATTGTCCTGATAGTTTCCCAGGCTCAGTTTATTGATCGCTTCCAGGATCTTCACCAGCTTTTCATTGCGTTTGGCAACCGTGGGGCCCAGCTTGTTGCTGTTTACATCCACGTCGTCAAAGAGCCCTTTGAGGTCGTTTTCACTGTCAAAGCCTTTGGCGGAGTTTTCGATGTTATTAAACACACGGCTCAGGGTTTCATTGAGATCGGCATCACTTCGGGCTTTTTTGCAGACATTGGCAAAGAGCTCCGAGGGCAGGATGTAAAAACCCTTTTCTTTCACGGTGTCTGCTCTGCCATATTCCGCTTCCGCGTCCGGGAGCCCGGCGAAATCAAAGGTGGCGTTTCCGGCGCGCCGCTCTTCATTATTGATGTATGATGTCAGGTTTTCGGAGATGAATCTGTAAAATAGGATTCCCAACACGTAGGACTTAAAATCCCAGCCGTCCACGCTGCCCCGCAGGTCATTGGCAATCTGCCAAATAGTTCTGTGCAGCTCGTCTCTTTCTTGTTCTTTGCTCACTATGCCTTCCTTTTATCTGTATATTCAAATGCAACTACCAAATCCTTCTCAGGATTATAGCCTGCTGCTTGCATTGCTTTTCTTGAGTGTCTTACCATGTCTGATGCGCTCAAATTTGATTCGGTAAAGTAGCCATCATCAAGAGTTAATGGAGTTCTAAACTCCGTTTTATCTTTGGAATGTCGGAATGATCCGGCTAACTGAAAGCCAGGTTTGTGCTTGAGGATATAGTTATAGACAGCTCGTTTTACTTCATGCCAATGGCGAGTTTCTATCTTTTCTTTTCCACATAGGACAATGTGATGTACTTTAGTGAAGCGGTAGTCTTTGAGTGGCTCAGTATGAATCGCAGGATCATCGTCTTCAGTACCATTGCCCAGATTATAGTGTTTTATGCCGGACTGTTTTTTGTCCCATAGACGTTCTATGTCAGCTATATCAATATCCAATCTATGGTTCTTCTTTATAAGCTGCTGTGCAAATAGATACGGGGAAAGGTCTGTCTTCTCGTGCATATTGATCGCTTCAGCTTTCACACTGCCGATAAGCTTTATACGAACCAGTTCATTGCGCATATCTTCTGCAGTATTGAGTGCTTTTATCCGGTAGTTTTCCTTCTTCAGGATCATCTCAAAGGTTTGCGCTACATCATCTGGGTCATCATCCAAAATGTTAAGCTCGTTGAAGAGTTTGTCTTCAAATTCGCCTCCGGCAGAGGGCAGATAGAATCTCCACTTGATACCATCGGTAAGGATGCTGATAGCGGATTTGTGGTAGGCATTGTAGAGGTGAAGTTGAGTCTCTCCGGCTATGAGGTCAGAATCGAGCTTGCCTGGGGTTTTTACCTCGATGAAGACTTCCGCTCCCTCTGATGTCTTCTCCGGAATGAACAGCGCTACATCCACCCGACCTGTTATATCCTTTGTGATGTTTTGTTGGGGCAAGCGTTTGACCCTATACTCCGTGTAGAACTCTTCAGGATTCCAGATGTTCCATCCAAGGGCTTGGCATAGCCTGCCTACCAGAGAAAAGCGAACATGCTGTTCGTCCTTAAATGTTCCGTCTTTCATTAAAATACGAATATCTTCAACAATCTGTTTCATTGATGCCTCACAGCCAGATTTGTGTTTTCCACAAGGAATTGTAAAGATGTATTCTGTCAACCCTAAAATCTGTCGCATCCTTATGCATCCTTATTTGTGAGAATACAGGGGACTGCTTTCATTGCTCCGGATCGATGATCCAGTTAGATCAAGGAGCATAAATGGAAGCCAAACTGTTAGAACTTATCAAAGAACAACTGGTTAGACACGAAGGTCTGAGGCTCAAGCCTTACCGCTGTACCGCAGGCAAACTGACTATCGGTATCGGTCGCAATCTCGATGATTGTGGGATTTCCCAATCCGAAGCCTACGTCATGCTGATCAATGACATCATGAACTGCGAGAAGCAGCTTCAGGCAAAGATACCGGATATCTACAATGGTCTTGATGAAGTGCGGAAGTCGGTGCTGCTGAACATGTGCTTCAATCTCGGTATTTCCGGGTTGCTTGGCTTCAAGAACACTCTGGAGTTTATCAAAGTCGGGGACTGGGAACGGGCTGCCAATAACATGCTCGTGTCCCGTTGGGCAAAGCAGGTAGGCCGAAGAGCGATTGAGCTATCTGAGCTGATGAGGAAAGGGCATTGATACCGATCCCAGTCGAGACTATTGACCTGCTGGCAGTACTTAACCTGCCCAAGGAGATGGCTGATAACGTCATCTTTAAAGAGCATAGAGGGCTGGTTTTGGAGACCATCAGAAGTCTTGTTTTGGATAATTTTTACCAGGACGCTACTCGTGTCGACTACCCCGAAGACGATCCCTTTTTGATCTCTTTTCGTTTTGGGTACTGCTTCCTGATGCTGCAGAGTACTTGCGAGTTCCTCAATTTGAAGACCCTGGGCGAGGGAATAGTCAAGACAGTGGGATTAGACCAGTCTGCCACTGAACTGCTCACAGGGAGTGAAATAGACGCATTTAAAGCCAAGCTTGAGCTGAGGGCACTCACTCTGCTGCGGAACTATCTCAATCAAAGTGGCATGGAACGGTTGGTGGAGTTGAAACCAAGACTCCCTAAAGTGCTGAGAGCCGGGGTGATCTGATGCCGCAGAGTGACTTCATGAGCCCGGAAGAGTTGATGGTCGAGATCTACAGAGCGATCTATACGGCTCTTGAGAGTCGTTTACACCTGATCGGGAGTGTTATCGATGCCGACTCCCGCAAGGAGATTCTCACTCAGCTGATCTACGACAAAGGCGATTTCTATGGGAACACAGGATATGTAGTGGAAACCAATGACTCCGGTATGACACTGAGAGTGGGTTCGAACGTGAAACATGAGCCTTTTGTTTTGGGTGGTAAAGTGCCTTCTTGGACTCCCATCGCCCCATTAAAGTCATGGGTGGAGCGGAAGGGGCTCTCGTGGACTGATAAGAAAAGTGGAAAGCTGCTCACTGTGGATCAGATAGCTCACATGATCCAAGCCAAGATCAAGCGGGAAGGCATAGCTGCAAGGAACGTATTCGCTCAGGTAATCGCTAACCGGGAGCAGTGGATATATCAACAACTCAACTCCATCGAGGTAAGTCTATGAGCGCTTTTGAGAAGTTTATCGCAGATCGGAACCGGATAGTGGATGCCCTGAAGTCTTCCGATATCCCCACCATCCAGTTCAACAAGGATGCCATACCCAAGCAGTTACCCTGCGCTATCGTAATATTGGATTCCGAGACAGGCAAGAACGGTACTTCAAGACAGTTTGTAAGTACTGACATAGCTTGGACAGTCTTCCTGATCGTCAATGCCCATAACGTGGATGATCCTGATTCTGACCTATACCAACTCAAAGAAGAGTTCCGGACTTTCTATCTCAAGCTGATGAATCGAGACCTACCCAGTGTGGAGTATTACACTTCCAGAGTGGATGGCTCTCGCTTGGTTCGGATAGCCAAGATCGACCTGCTGAAGAGTGGCACAGGAGCAGGTGCATGAGGGTAATGCGACTGGGTGGCTATAACCTGGCTATCAGCTCTGTATCTGATCTGATTGAAAGCAAGTACAAGCCGGAAGCCATTGACCTCTCCAAGTGCCAAAGACTGGGCAAACAGCTTATCTCCAAGGCAGCCGAGACTAAAAAGACAGTGATGGCACCCTACTCCATGAGCAAACTGCTCAATCTCTTGGACATGGACGAGTACCACTCCGGCTGTATTGATGCGCTCTCGATGGCAACCGTCATGCAGTTTGAGTGCAAGAACAAGCAGGTTGCTGCCTGGATGGAAGCTGCCGAGTTCCCTGCCTGTGAAGACCAGAATACAATCCTGGCTGAGATGATCAAGTTCTATCTCGCCTGCGGTAATGGCTTTCTGATCAAGATGCGCAACCCTCAAGGTGATTGG